CCGACTAAAACGTTTTCTATTTCTTCAAAGCTTTCAGTATATGTCGGTGCACCGAAATCATCAGTCCCATCTTCGACAAGCGTTATAAGCTTTATAGTTATTCCCTTAATCATTCCCATCGTTAGCCTCCCACATGTCGAGAACGCCATATTTTTGCCTAAGAAGTCCTAGTCTTTTCTTTTCGCCGCTCGTAAGATACAAGCCCCCTCCCGGGACAAGATACGTTCCGGATAAGGAATACCCAAGCGCGCTTTCAGATACCTGTGACATCGGAGATGCTGAAGCTTCCGTGCTTATATATCTTGCTATTGCAGTAGAAAGTATCTCTTTTACAAGATTTAAATAATCTTCGTCTTCGCAAAACTCACTCATATCTTTCCCATACTTTGACGCTTCGACATTTAGTTCCGAACACGCTATGGGAATGAGAGCAGTTACTCTTTCTGTTTGCTCGTTTGTAAGAGACATGCCTGTTATTTGTTTAAATTCTTCAAGAGTCAAATAAGCCATATTATTATCCTTAATTTTTCTTAGACTTAGCAGTTTTTGTTTTTGTTTTTTTAGTTTCTTCTTTTTCTTCAGATTCTTCTGAATCTTCTTTTCCTTCATTTTCGGTCTGCTCTTCGAGTTCTTCTTCCTGCTCCTCTTCTACTTCTATCTCAGGAGATATAACAGGTTCGGAGGGAGAAGGAATCTTCTCCCAAACCTTGCCTGTAAGTACTGAAGTTGTTTCGAAGATGCGACCGTTATTCTTATTACGGTACTTCATGCTTCTCCTCCTATTATCATTCTGCAGGTGTGCAAATCTTTGCGAACGAATCAAGCAGGAATCCCCAGCCAAGATATACTTCGCTTCTGAGGTATACCTGATTGTGTCCTTTAAGGTCACCTGCTTCTGTATCGTTGTCAGGGCATCCATATTCGATTACTTCGAACGGAATTTCTTTTGCATAGCCCCACTTAAGACCATTTGCAAAATCTCCAACATATCCGTATGATGCATTGTCTGTAACGTCCATGTCAGATACAGTCTTATTTACATCAAGCGGCATTCCTACGAATGAATCAGGCTTACCGCCAAATCTAAACTCAGGATACTGAACAACGCCATTGACCTTAATCTTTGACATTGCTGATGTGAAGCTTGGTGCAAGTGCAATACCTGTTACTTCACCATCAGCTGTTTCAACTGCCTGAACTGCGGCATCAAGATTTTCATCTGCAGTATCTGCATTATATGTAATCTTTGTCTCTATCTTCTTATCGAGATAGTTCTCTCCAACTACAGTTGACGCTTTACCCGTTCTTGGATTTACGCCATGGAATGCGGCAAGGTCAAGACCTCTTGCAACTTTCTTTGCAAATCCATCATTAAATGCTTTGAGAATATCAATCTTTCTCTCTTCTGATGCATACATGAACTCGTTCGATACTCTAGCGCCATACTCAAACTTAATTGGTATGATTGTTACAGGCGCAACTGTAATACCACCATGAGACTTGGCTCCATTTTCTGCAACGATATCAATTTCGTTATCCATTGAAAATGTGAACTCTTTCTGTCCTGTGAATGCTATAGGTTTCTGAGTTGCGAGCTTTGCGATTGAGCTCTTCCCTGTTACTTTGTTAAGCAAATCTTCTACTAATTCCTGCGGAAACATTGTTCCCATTGACTGTGTTGCCATAATTATGATTCTCCTTCCATCTTCTTAAGCATGTTTTTATATGCCGCCATCTCGCGCCCTTCTTTTGTTGCGAGTGGTTCGCTACTGGCTTCAGGAGCTTTTCTCGAAGGTTTACCATCTCCAAATATTGCTTTAAGAGCTTCGGCATCCTTGGTGATTTCTTCTTCTGTTTCTCCTGTAAGTCTAGAAGCCATTTCATACGGAAGACCTATTTCATGCGCAATTCTCGCTTTTACCGAAGCGGACTCGTATTTTTTATTCTGCGACTTTAGCTCTTCCAAAGTTTCATTTAGTTTCTTAGAACTGTTTTCATATTCTTGCTTTGCGTTATTCAAGAGCTTTTCATATTCTTCTTTGCTAAGGTATCCTTCAAACTCCTTAGCAACTGTAGCTTTTGCTCTTGCAACTCTTTCAGCAATAATCTTGTCCAGTTCTTCTTGTGTTTCAATTGGTTTAAAATCTGACATTGTGGTTCCCTTTCTCCCATTTAACCGGTTGGTATCCGTAATATTAAAAAGCACTCCTAAGATATAGGAATGCTTTTAATAACTTATTTCTTGTTTTTTCTTATCCTTGGACACGCTACAGCACCAATAAGCTAGAACAATACTATCAAGAATTGATATATCTATACCCTCTCTGATAGTATCGTATCCCCAACCACCTTTTGAACCGATTGCACGCTTTTCTGTGTTGCTTACACATTGCAATACTGACGGTTGATTCCCATGCTTTATTGTACATTCATTAAGTCCTTGTTCAAACTTCGTATGCGCCATTATTACTTGACTTACTTTCGGAATCAACGGCTTTTTTAAATGATTTTTCTTCATTTCTTCGGCAAGAAGCTGTTGGCCATTCTCGCCATCAACAACGACTGTATCAATATCTGCTGCCGAAAGAAAATCTATAATCCACTTGTTACCTTGCTTAACATTTCTGCTATCAATACATTCAACAAATATATCTTCGCTATCTTTGCATTTGACAGCTATCGACATCGAGACATGTTCTTTATCATTGCAGAACTTAACTCCTGCATAGATTTTACCTTTAAGCTTAGGAAGTTTATCAACCTGCAGATAATTCCATTCATTTTCTGATATGATCGATTTGAGATTTCTGCTCATCCAAATCCCGAGTCGCTGGATTCTAAAATCGAGCACCTCATCATCCCCACCTTTTATTTCGCTTCTAATTGCTCTTTCAGTGAGAATATAGCCGAGTGAAGGATTTGCCTCATACCAGCATTCCGAATCATTTATATCTGCATTTTCATTATAATTGCCCCATTCAGCCCATCCGGCTCCGTCTTTTTCACCGGATAAAGTATCTGTTCTGTATTTCTCAAATACATCACCGGAACTATACATTGTCGGCGGTGTTCCAAGCATTATACATTGCGGATTCTTCGAACTTGATATTGTATATTTAATTGCTGATTCTTGGCTCGTTGTATATTCCTGAGCTTCGTCAATAACAAGAAGATCGTAAGCTTCACCAAGGCCTGTTTTGGCCGTTCTTGTTCTGTACTCAATTTTTCCACCTGTCGCAGGAATAAAGATTACTTCTTGCCCCTTGGCTTTTATAGATTTATATTCAATATCTATCTTATCAAGCCAAGACGTGAGTACTTCCCAAGATGCATGTGTTGTTGATGTGTGATGCGCTGTATGCATTATGTGCTCACCTTTAAAAAGTCCCCAAAGTTCTCTCATGTAGACTACTTCTGTTTTACCATTTCGTCTTGGAACCGAATAGCCAAACTCATTGTGAACCCATAAGCCATCATCACCGACCGCCATAATATCATATACAAGTAATTGTTGCCACTCTTGCGCGCTTTTTCCAATTAAGGAATATAATTTTACTGCTTGAGTGCCTTTTGTGCGTGTATAAGGTTTAATAACGGATTTTGTGGGAGTTTGACGGCCTCTTCGCGTCATGTGCTCACCTCCGTTATTTGCTATTTAGTTTTTTATCAGGTGCTCTAGTCCTGCGCATATGCGTTTTACCTCCTGAACTTTGGCATTAAAAAAGCACCTCTTTCGAGATGCTTGATGTTACAATACAATCTTTATTAGACTTGCTATTATGTCTGCGCTTTCAATAAGCATTTTCTTTATTTTGTCTGTGCGGTCATTATCTGTTACTTCTTCAATACCATATGATGTAATCTCTGGCGGATTTTCTTGAAGTGAACTTGCGAGAATATATTCATTTCCCCACGCTTTTACGAATAATAGGCCTTTTATGTACATATCATCTTGCATATTCCTGAGGATATACATTAAATATTCTTCGTTTATATCTCCAGCTGCTTTTTTAAATGCAACTTCATCAAATACTAACTTTCTTTTAGCGCAAGCATATAAATAAACTAATATTTTAAATTTGATTACATTGTAATCGTCTTTAGCCATTCCCTTTTTCTCCAATTATTTCTACTAGTTTTTCTAGCACGTCTTTTTTTGAAATATTCTGCCTTATTTCTAAAAATGTTAACATCTTTTCTATTTCTGATTTTGAAGTTAAGCTTACGGCTATGCCTTTATTAAAATCTTTATCGCCGTATTTTTCCATTAGTATCAGTGCTATCTTTTTTATGTTTTCAATATCATCTTTATCAAAATTATCCAAATAACTGCTCATATAACTCTCCATATTCTTCCTTGAACATTTTTTCTATTGGATCTAGCGGTACTTCTTTGATAATTTTATACTGATTATGTCCTTTATGCAAAGCCGTGTAACGGTAGTTACCAACATTCTTGTTTATAGTCGCACTCATTTTCTCTTCGTAAGTCAAATTATTATCTAGCTCTTCATAAAGTCTTTCTTTCCCACCTTCGTAATGTATTTTAACTTCTTCGTATTTATCCCACAAGCTTACAGCTTTTATATATTCATCTCTTGGCATTTCCTGAGTCTTAAATCTAACTTTTGATGATATTGGGCTTTCTTTTCTTAGCTTTGCCGTCTTGCTGCCATCATGAATTATCTTCTTGCTCCAAATATCCTGCTTTTTC